ACTTCTGAGCCGCATTTGACAACCGGCGTCCAGACACCCTTGTAATACTGGAATGCTTCCTGTGTGTTATCAAAAAATCGTATCGGGCGCTGGACGCTGTACTGACGGCGCCAGTCATAGAGGTATACCGTTTTCCCCTCGGCGCTGTTCCACTCTACAATCTGCGCGGTCGAGTAGTCCTCTGTGTCATCACGGAACGGATTGATGATGAGCGGGCCGTTGATTGTTGCTGGTTTCTGGCTGAACGGATGTGTAGCCACGCCAGCAGAAACGACAGTCCTGTCGACGGTGATACCGCCCTCGCAAACCATCGCTGGCGCTTTTGTCAGCGATGGGTTCCACGGGTCCTGATAGTCGGTATAGAACTGATTACCGGCAATAGTTGTCGTTGTTGTATCAACCAGACAGGTCTTTTCAACGTAGGATGTGTGAATCACGTTGTAACTACCTGCGTCGGTGTAGAACGGGACGCGGTGGGTCCCCAACACTTTCACATCGTCAAGGCAGACCCCGTTCACCGCACGGCCGTAACGACTGAGAACGGTGAATGCCCGGCCCGCAATGCCGGGAAACGAACGCGCTGAATAGCCGCTGGCGGTATTGTTTGTCAGCCTGCCGCCTGCGGAGGTTCGCGCCGAGTTGGCGGATTTATAGATATACGTATCGAACCACGTATCAATCGCCTCATCGGCAGGGCCAAACAGCCGGGGCTTGCCGTAAAAGTGATATTTCGTATACCGGATAGCATCAACCCAGCCCACTTTGAAAATCTCTGCCGCCGGATAGGGAGGGAGATACGGAATCGTGACCGCGGCATTTCGTTGCGTCCACGCCCCGCCATAGGCGTCTCCGGTAAAGCAATCACGGGCGACAACGAAGCCGTTGCAAACGGAGTCGGCCCCCATAAACCAGCCCGTCAGACAGCAATCACGGATGAGGAAATTATCTTCAGTGGACCGGTCAAGAACGCCATTCCCGTAGCGACCGATAAAGAAGTTGCGCACACCGTGATTAACCAGCTGCGGGCGGATATAACCGTCTGATGAGTCACCGGAAATAAAATAACCAATGTGCTGGTTATTGTTAATCACAGGCGTATCCGAATCCCAGTCTCCGATTAACGCGCAGTTCTGCATACTGTCGCCGATAACAACGGAGTCGGGATAAAGTCGAATCGCCGCATAAATATGATTTTCAGGTTCCGCGGCAATATTGGCATCATTCCCTGCAGCCACCCATCCCGGGTAAGCGGTTCCGTCATCGCCTGGCAAAGTGACTTTATGAGGATACGTTGTGGCGTAATATTTCCCCGTCAGTTGCACGGGAAGTCCTCTTGCATGGCCTTCATCAACAGCCTTTTGATAGTAAGGCACAGCATCAGGAGAAACACCGTGCAGGTAGCCGAACATTTCCGGCGACACAAATCCTATACCACCAACGAGTTTAGCGCCGTCGCCTGAACCCAGATTTTGGCGAAGCGTGTCACCATCCATCAGAACAAAGTGAGTAACGTCGTTCGCAAAGCTGTTTGCATCGGTTCCAGTAGTAGTGAATCCGATGTCAGTAGCAGCATTCAGACGGTAATACTGGTTGTTGTATCGGATGTACTGATTGCGTGCACTGAACTGGAACGGGCCGTTTTCATAGTTACCAAGAAAGACATAACCAGAACTGTTAAGAAATCCCTGGAAACGATCCTCTTTGTCAGTTTGAGCCGCATTAAATGCTGACTCCTGCGAATCCATTTGTTCGGCCAATGCTACCGAAGCGGCGATTCGTTGTTCGTCTGCTTTTTTTTGCATTCCGAACATTGTGTCACGAACTATTCCAGTTCTGGTGGTGACGCTGTTCTCAGGTGAATTTACAAAACTATCTATCGTTTCATTATTATCCCACACATCCGGCATAGCTGGAGATGGGACAGGATAACCCGTATTATATCTGGTCATAGTTTCACCGGGGATATTATAAAGTAATTTTAATTTGCTGTTTGAGGTGTAAAGCCACCATTTTTATATGAACCTCCGATGCTAAATGGCTTATCACCACATTTTATTACGGTCATCCCCTCTGGCGGTAGCCATTCCTCCGTCCCATTCCAGACAATAATATTTACGACAATCCCATCACTATCAATGACTGCCCATGCATTATTATCCATTATGCATACTCCTCAATAATAACAACTCCGTCACGACCTGACGATCCGGGATTCACTGGTTGGGATGCTCCATTAGAACAGCCAGATGCACCAGAACCATAACCGCCACCAGTATTTGCAGGCGTATTAATCGCCGGGACAGAACCACCAACCCCTAACTGGCTATTTGCACCTCGAGATCCGGCAGCGTAACTGGTGGATACAGCTACGGCTGCCTCCGAACCAGATCCAGAAGTACCTATGATATTCCACCCTGTGGGGCTATTTGAGTTTGTATTTGCCACAGGCTGGAATGGAGGGTTAGCCGGTCCTGCTGACAATCCAGCCTTACCGCCAGGCGCTGAGATAAGAGTACCTACGGATGTTGTCCCACCATCCCCTCCGTTTGGTGAAATTGCTGTGCCCCCCACACCGCCGCTACCAATCGTCACCGTGACCGATGATAATGCGGATACGTCATAGATACCCTCGGCATATGCGCCAGCCCCGCCACCATTACTTATCGAAACCTGCCCAGCAGCGGTAGCCGGAGCAGCAGAACTTCCAGCACCTGCTCCCAGAGCTCTGATGCGCCATTTTTTTGCACCGGCTGATTTAGTAATCAGCGCGCTACTGGTGACAACTTGCACACCCATTAGGCGACCAGGCATACTATTTTTAAGGTTAGAAAGAATTGCTGCTGTATTACCGTTATCTAGCACATCTACATTTGCTGAGTCCGCGATAAACTGAGCAAGGACATTAGCCATTACAGTGGCCTGCCTGAGAGCTTTATTCACCTGCGCGGAAGAAGCTTTACCAGATGAAAATCCGCTTACTAACGCAGCAAGGGCTAAATAATCAGCCTGAGAAATTACGTTTGCGCCGTTTCCAGTTGCAAAAGCTTTAAAATCATTGGTAGGCATTATAAATCTTCTCCCCAGTTACCAGAGTCAAATCCGGATATATATTCGTTATCTACATCAAAACCAAAAAAAGAATAGCCACTATTTGACGGCATCTGTATTTCCCTCACCTTTACACCCGCAGCTTTAACGGTCATATATCCGTTTTGGATAGCCCACCATAATTCAGCATTAACCTGATCGATGGGATTCAGGTCATAACGAGATGGAACGTAACCGGGAGGTAATGCGATGAATGGACCCTTATTAACTGCGCTATCGAGAATCATCCTGTCAATTTCACTGATAACAATCGTAGGGTCAGGAAGTATCCATATAGAAATGGACATATCCTGATTATCGACAATTGCCATACGAATACCCGATCCTGTCAGGGCATTGTCGAGAATCTCAGGCAATGTGTCGTTCTGCCCGTTCCAGTTATTAATAGCAATTTTGACTTTTAGCACCAGTCGATAAACTTCATCACTCAGGTCAAGAAACCCATCATCAGGATCGAAAGGTCCCTGCCAGACGCCCTGGTCCCAGCCAAGTTTTTCTGTATCCCACGAGAAATACACGCCAGATATAGGCGTCGTGACCCTGCGCTTGCGGCCTATCCATTCACCCAAAATATCCAGCTGCTGGCCGATGGCGGTATCAATGTCGAAATCCTGAATCATGCCTGTCATTGCGGCTGAAACGTCGATTAACGGTCGCGTTGAGAGGTCAATGTGTGCAAAAAACTTAGGTTTCCCTGCGTGATAGTTCGTTATCCTGTCTGTGTATTTACTCATACAGACACTTCCAGATTAATGTCCGCTACCCTGCAGGATGCGGAGTGATCGAAAGCTATTACGATGTTGGTCGCAGCCACTCCTGCCGAAGATGTCCCAATCAGCAATTCGGTAATGTCGTAGTATCTGGAATTTCCGCCGCTAACTACGCCCAGGTTTGCCGGAGAGTAAATGCGGCTCAGCAGGACACTGGCGCCAATTGCCAGCGAGTTGATATAAGCAGCCACGGCCGCTTTTATCTCGTCCCCTACCTGCGAGGTGTAACCCGTCAGAGGACTGATGGTGATTTTTACAAAAACAGGCACATCAACTGGTCGTGAGAATCCGACAGGGTGAGGGCTTCCGTACTTATCAGGAACAATAATTACCGTACTACCAAATGGTGTGGATCCCTGACCTTTAACGCCGCGAAGAGTGTTAGCAATGACTGTTGCGTCACCTCCTTCGACAATAGCGGCTATCGAGTGTGGAGGGAGGCCATTAGCATCAGGTGTGTCCTGATCGTTCTCATACAGCTTGTGACGCGTTACGCCCTTAATGTTTGCTATCGCTCCGTCAACAGCTTCAAATGGCGTGACAGATGGCAAGGCAATGCTCTGAGATTGTCGTACACGTAGTTCAGCATTAGTTTCAGCAGCGACACCTACAGTGGCCGCCAGTGGGTTAGTCGCTGACACCCATCCTCGCGTCGGGGTATTAATTTTATTAACTGAACCCGCCAACGCAGCAACTGCTCCCGAAGTGCCGCAAGTAGCTGTAGCAATCGCCGTCCCATCAATACCGATCACCACCTGTGCAGGAAAGTTCCAGATGATACCGTTAGTATCTTTAACAGAACCGTTTGTGATGATCTTTCCTGGCTCGCCCACCAGCAATTCATCGACTGTAGAATTTGTCGCAGCCCGGCGAGATATACCGTTAATTTTGACGTTGCTCGTCAGTGCGTCATTCAGTGCCGTCGACGGGGAAAATGAGCGGTAAACTGTTATGGCGGTGTTATTGGCATCGTGAATGGCCAGAGCCACCAGCGCCACCATCTGTCCGTCTTTGCTGTCGGGATCGAGATAGGAATCACTGCCGTAAATCTGCTGAAAATATCCCGTTATGGTATCCAGTACCGTTTGATAATCGGGCGCGCTTATCCCCTCAGCGGTTACCGTTGCCGATAAGCCGAGTGTGTCGAGGTCCAAAGACATTACGCCTCCGAGGTTACTGTGGTTGTCCCGTAGATAGTTTCTACTGTTGCTGTGAACGTTACACGGCGCGTACGGCCGTCAACTTCGGTGTTAAATTCCGTGATAGAGCTAACGCCCTGCGTTTCCAGGATGCGCCGGCGGATAGCCAGGTTGTAGGTATCAGGCCGTTGCTTACCGAGTACGGACTGAATCCACGGCGTACCCTCCGTGGTATCAAGGAACCACTGACCGTACCAGAGCAGGAAGCGCGTTTTAATGGCCTGCGCGACGGCCTCGGGAGAGTTAACAAGCCAAGTATCATCGCCCTGGCCGAAGGTATAATCCCCATCGGCATCTTCTCGACGGTATCGCATATCATACTCCCCCAAGCGGATCGGTATCACTTCCACCAGGCTCAACACCACTATGCGTATGCTTATCGACGATTGAGCCATCCACCAGCTGCAGGCGGCCGTCAGAAAGAATTTTAAGCCCGTTCAGGTTAAAACCTCCCGGCGCCGTACCGTTGATAGCTCCGCTGGCAGGATTAAGGCTCAACTTTGTTTCCCCGTCATCGCTGCGCAGCTCTACCGCGCTGGTGCTGATGCCGCCGATTTTCTTCG